GTTTGTCACGGTGTCAAGTGGGGGGGGATTTGACGGGGAGTCCTGTCTGTCTTAAGCTGGACGCGGGCACCCCACCCCATTCAGGGGTTCTCGCCAAGAAAGCAAGGGACAGGGCCGCCATGATCGTTGAGGTTTGCTATTGTACCAGAGACGAGGTGAAGCGTGCCCTCGACCTCAAGGCCACGGCCCGAAACACCCTCCAGATCGACCGGGCGATGCAGTCGTCCGCCCGCAGCGTTGAAAAGCGGATGAAGCGGGTCTTCTACCCCACTGACGGCACCCGGTTCATCGACTGGCCCAACTACCAGTACGCGAACCCGTGGCGGGCCTGGTTGAAGTCCAGCGAGCTTGCCGCCCCCGCGACGTCGATCCTGGCGGGCACCACGCCCATCCCGATCGGCCAGGTGTTTTTCGGACCCTGGGAGCCCGAGCCCGGCCCGCCTTTCACATTCTTCGAGCTTGACCGGTCCTCGACCGCCGCGTTCGGCGGCAATGCCCAGACTCCCCAGCGGGCAATCACGGTCATCGGCACCTTCGGGTTCGATGTCAACAAGGACCAGATGGCCACGCTTGCCACTGCCATCACGACCACCACCCAGAACCCGATCATCGTCTCCGACAGCGGCCAGATCGGTCCGGGTATCGTGATCGTCATCGACACCGAGCGGATGCTCGTCCAGGACGCGGCGATGGTCCAGGCGGGCACCCTTACTCTGGCGATAGGTCTGGCTTCCTCCCCGCCCTCGGCTGCCGACAACAACTTCACTGTCAATGGCTCGGGCACGCTCCAGATCAACGAGACCATTCTGATCGACTCCGAGCGCATGCTGATCGTTGACATCAACGGAAGCAACTACGTCGTGAAGCGCGGCTGGGACGGGTCGGTCCTGGCTGCCCACACGGGCGGCTCGATCGTCTACGTCCAGCGGTCACTGACCGTCCAGCGGGGTGCGCTGGGAACCACGGCTGCAGCCGCTCACGCTCTCAACGCGCCGGTCTACCGGCACCGGGTGCCCAGCCTGATCCGGGACGTGGCGATCGCGGAGTCCGAGGTACAGCTTACCGGCGAGCCGTCCGCGTGGGCAGGAGAAGAGACGGCCGGGGGCTCGGCCAAGTCGCCCCCAGCGGGCGGGGGGCTCGCGGGGCTGTGGGCGCGGGCAGAGGCGGCCTACCGCCGCAACACGAGGCTGTGGGCGGTATGAGCACCCTCGCGCCAGAAAGACCGGTCCCCCGCTGCTGCGGCTACTGCCAGTCCAGGGATGTCAAGCAACACTGCGATGGCAAGACCGTTTACTGCTCAATGGTTACCTGTACCAAATGCGGTGCGGTCAGTAGTTATACCCGGGCCATGCCCAGAGACCAGCAGGCGGATGGCCGGACCTGGCGTCTTATCTACACCAAAGGTGCCAACCGATTCCCAGGGGGTGCCTGATGTTTGGGCTAACTCTGGAGTTCGACGTGCACGCGTCCGGTGCCGTGTTCGATGGGGAGGCGGAGAAGGCCGCTGCTGACTTCACCGATCATATCCGGGAGGTCCTGGCCGACGTGAGCGTCGCGGGCGTCCTGGTCCGGCTCGCGCAGGTTTTGCGGAGCAACCACGGCACTTACATGTCGTACACCCATAAAGAGGTACAGGGCGACATGATCGTGGTCACCGACCGCTGGATCATCTACGGTCCCTGGCTGGAAGGCGTGGGAACCCGGGTCGGCCCGCCCGGCAGTGGTAAGTGGCCGCTGACCCGGTTTATGGGTTACCATACCTACCGGATCGTGGCTCAGGAAGTGCAACTCGCCGCCGAGAGCATCGCCTACAGCGAGCTTCCTCCGTATCTGGCACTGATGAACCAATGACCAACTTCAACGAGGCTGCCGTCAACGCGATCCTGGACCGGGTCGTGTCGGCGTCGATGGCCCTGGGGGTCTTCGACACCGTCAACCAGCACGAGCCCAAGCAGTCACCCGGCAGCGGGTTCACCTGTGCGGTCTGGGTTGACTCGATCCGTCCGATCCGGCGCTCCAGCGTGGACGCGATCTCGGGCGTGCTCAGCTTGCGCATCCGGGCCTACACGCCGTTCCAGCAGCAGCCGTTCGACCAGATCGATCCGCAGATCATCACCGCTGTCTCGACCCTGATCGGGGCGTTCTCAGCCGACTTCGATTTCGGACAGTTGGTCAACGTCCGGTGCATCGACATCATGGGTGGCGAGGGCAGCGGAGAAATGCTCGACGCACGAGCCGGTTATCTGGAGATCGACCGCAGAATGTACCGGATCATGACCATCCGGCTCCCGGTGATCGTGAACGACATGTGGATTCTGGCGGGCTGACATGAGAAACCTCAGAGACGCCTGGCCGCTGCTGGTGCTCGGTGCGTACTTCTTCCTTATCGGATGGCTGGTCTATCACCCGCCCGGGTTCAGTTTGTACATGACCGGTGCTGGCAACGAGCCCGGCCGGGTCTACGGGTTCTGGTCCGGGTTCGGCGGGTCGCTGCTGTTCTCGGCCGCCGTCCTGTTCCCGCCCTGGTACTACCAGCACACCTGCCACGACCACTTCTCCTGCCTGCGCTGGGGGAAGCACCCGGCAGCGGGCGGTACGTTCAAGCTGTGCTGGCGGCATCACCCGGACATGGGAACCAGGCCGCACCGTGCCCTGATCCACCGGATGCACGCCGAGTGGAAGCGGGGGATCCAGAAATGAGAATGGCGCTGAGCAGACGGAACTGGCGGCTGGCCCAGGACGGGAGCGACCCGGTCGTCCGCAGGCAGCACGGAGCCCGGATCGTGCTGGTGGCGGCGATCGCGCTGGACGCGGCTTGCGGTATCACGTTCTCGATCGTCGAGCACATTTCGCTGGTAGCGGGCCTGTACTGGGCACTGGAAGAGGGGACCACGGTCGGGACCGGTTACGAGCCGAATACCCTGGCTGGCCAGATCCTGAAAGCAGTTGTGGCGCTCACGGTGATTCCCCTGTTCGCCGCCACCTTCTCTATCTTTACCACAGCGCTGACCGCGGTACACGTTCACAAGGCCGAAGCCGATATCAAGGAGCACGTCTCGGCTGGGGAACAGCGCGTCAAGGAGCACGTGGAATCGCGGTTCCGGCATCACCTGGGCGGAGGCACAGATGGCTAAGCAGACCGGCATCGGTTGCAACTACTACGTCAACGGTTTCGATATCTCGGGTGACACCAACGCGCTGAGCAAGATCAGCGGTGGCCCCGCGCTGTTCGACACTACCGACATCACCCAGTCCGCGAAGTCGCGGCTCGGGACGTTGCGCAACGGGGAGATCACCTGGGTGAGCTTCTTCAACCCGTCCCCCGGCCAGGAGCATGCCGCGCTGTCCGGTCTGCCCACCACCGATCTGATCGGAACCGCCTTCCTGAATCCGCTGGCGATCGGCTCGCCTGCGGCCAGCATCGTCGGCAAGCTGCCCACCTACGACACCAAGAGAAACAATGAGGCCGAGATCGTTATCGATTTCGGTCTTACGTCCAACGGGTCTGGTCTGGAGTGGGGCTTGCAACTGACTCCAGGCAAGCGAACCGACGTCGCCGCGACCAACGGTCCCAGCAACGACGACGGAGCGGCTACCAGCTTCGGGGCGCAGGCGTACCTGCAGGTGTTCACTTTCGTAGGCACCGACATCACGATCAAGATCCAGGACAGTGCCGACAACGTGACCTTCGCGGACGTGGCCACCTTCGCATTCGCCACGATAACCTCGGCACCCCAGGCCCTGCGGGACACGATTCCGAACAACGCCGTACTGCGCCGGTTCGTCCGGGTGGCGACCACGACAGCGGGCGGGTTCACGTCCTGCTCCTTCGCTGTCCAGTACGTCAGGAACCAGATCGCGGGGGTGGTGTTCTAGTGGGCGGCATGGTGAAGGACCCGATCTCGGGCCTGATGTATTTCGAGCCGGTCCTGCCGGTGACGGCGATGGACACGTTCGCGATAAAGGCCTCTCGCCGCAATGCGGATTGCAACGAGCCCGGTGTCGAGTGCGATTTCTGGGAGACCGGCTGGTACTCGACGTTCGACGAGAGCACCCCGCTCGGGATCGCCCAGGCCGGGTACGTCCGGTTCAAGTCGGGCCGCAAGTTCGTGGAGAAGAGGCTGGACTCGGGGCTCACCGAATTCTGGTTCCCCCCGCACCAGCGCTGTTTCAACCCGCACTCTGTTCCTGACGCCGACGAGGTCTTCATACAGCGAGGCGGGGACTGGAGGGGAGATCCCGACCCGCACAACAACCGCAGGAGGTTCTCCCGGCCTGACGACTGGGTGGACGCATTCGCAAATCGAACGATCTGGTGGCACGAGCGTATCCAGAGAGGCTAACAGGAGGAAAGCATGGCTAAGAGTACTGGTCTTTCCTGGACCACGCTCCAGGTTGCCGACGCGGCGGGCACCTTGCAGGACCTGCGCAACGACATGACCAACATCCAGTTCTCGACCCCCCGGGCGGTCCAGGATGTGACCGGCCTGGACAAGGCGGCCTTCGAGCGCCTGCTGTTGCTCGCGGACTTCTCCGCCCAGTTCAACGGCGTCTTCAACCCGGCTGCCTCGCACGAGCACGCCGTGTTCTCGACCATCCCCTCGACCTCGGTCAACCGGGCGATCAACAACACAACCAACGGGAAGAACCTCAACGTGACCGGGGTCATCTTCTCGGACTACGCCGTCACGCGTCCGGCCGCAGGTGAACTCACCTGGCAGGCCCCATGCTCGAACGCGGACGGCAACGTACCAACCTGGAGCTAACTTCCAGGACCATCACGACCGGACAGGAAGGAACCCGGTTATGGGCTTCGAACCCGAACCGACCACGATCAAGCTGAGCTTCTCGGAGTCCCCCGACCTGGCGGGCCTGGAAGTGACGATGAAGTCGATCACGGTCCAGATGTACAACAAGATCCTCGCACAGGCCCTGCTCAAGGGCGAAGAGGGCATCAAGGCCAGCCTGGAAGTGCACGATCTGTTCTGCTCCAAGCTGGTCTCCTGGAACGTCACTTCCGACGGCAAGCCCGTGCCTGCCACCAAGAAAGGCGTCGAGTCCCAGGAGTCCAACTTCATCGTGCGGATTATCGCGGCCTGGCAGATCGCACTGACCACGGTCCCTACGACCTCGTCGAGCGCATCGAAGAATGGCGCTCGGCGGAGTCATTCGCAGGAATCAGCCCTCGGACTGGACGCCCAGTCTCGGAGCCCTGGGAACTAGCCGAAGCCCGCATGATCCTGGGCCTGTGTGAAAAGTTCCACACGGTGCCCTCGGTCATTCTGGCCCAGGACGCGACCATAGTCCGCATGCTGCGGGTTGTTAACCTGGACGACAAGTACAAGGAGGGAGGCGAACCCGATGAGCCTGGTTGAGATCGACATCAAGGCCAACGACGACACCACTCCCGGGTTCGCCTCCGTAATAGCCAAGGTCGCGGCACTCCGGGCCATGACCAAAGACATCACGATCGGCGTCCGGTTCGACGCCAGCCAGTTCGGCCCGCTACTTAACAACATCGGCCGGATGGAGGTCTACAGCCACCAGGCCGCTCACGCGCTCGAAGACATCAACATCGCGGTGGCCGCGTTCAGCCAGACCGCAAAGAACTCTGCCGGTAACACCGGAGCGGCATCGGGGGCTCTAGGCTTTATGGCCGGGGCAGCGGGCCGGGGCGCATTCGCCTTCGGTGCTCTGTCCCAGCGGGTCTCGCTGTTCGGCGGTGTATTCGACAAGGTCCTGCCCGCCTGGCTCGCGGGAGCCTCCTATCTGCACCTGGTTGTTGAAGGCGTCATCGAGCTTGCCTCGATCCTGATCCCCGCTGCGGTCGCCTTCGCTGCGTTCGGTATCGCCGCCATCCCGACGATTACCGACATCAAAGACCAGATGACCAACCTTAATATCGTCAGCCAGGCCACCGGCCAGGCGCTGTACCCGCTGACCGGTACGTTTACCCGGATAGCGGACGCGGTCAAGCCGCAGGTCATGCAGCTATTCGGAGACGCCTTGGTGATCGCGGGCCAGCGATCCGGGGTGTTCCAGCAGCTAGCGATGGGTGCCGGTCACGCCCTGGATATCCTGGGCGCACGGTTCACCGTGGCGATGACGAGCGGTAACGGCCTGAACGGCGTGATGCGCTTCGCTGTCTCGGACCTGGCCAAGCTCGGGGATGTCGTCGCGAGCCTCGGGGGAGCGCTGGGGAACGTCTTCCGGGTGGTCCCGGGCTACGCACAGATCCTACTCAATCTGGCCGTCGCGGGCTCACACGTGATCGAGTGGGCTACCTCGGCGGGAGCCCCGATCCTCAAGTGGGGTCTGATCGCTCACGGTGCTTTCCTGTACGCGGGCCTGGCAGCCACCGGGTTCGCCCGGATCATGCCAGCGATCATCGTCGGAGTTGGCAACCTGGTGGCCAACCTCGGGGCCACCGGGGGACGCCTGGCCAGCATGGGCGGCAACTTCGAGAAGGCAGCGGCCGGTATGCGCGGGTTCGGGGTCGCTGCGGCTGGTGCTAGCGCCTTGCCCTGGGGCTGGATCGCCATCGTCGCGGCCGGGATCGGTGTCATCGTTTACGAGATGCTGACCGCCAAGTCCGCCACCCAGCAATGGATCGCCAGCCTGGAGCAGGGCATCCAGGCCGGGAACGTCATCCAGGGCATGACCCGGCTGATGAGCGCCCAGAACCAGGTCGCCGCGCAGCTTTCGATAACTCACAAGGAACTGGGCACCCAGTTCGGTAACCTGAATCGAGTGGTGGGCCAGGCCCGGCCTAACTTCGGTAACGCAAACCAGGCGATGGTCCAGCAGATCACCAAGGGCCAGCAGTTGCAGCAGGGCCTCAGGATCTTGCAAGACCAGACCAACCTGTACAACTACCGCGTCAACCAGCTTGCCAAGAGCTACGGTGGCTGGGCCGGAGCTACGGGCATGCTGGTCGCGGCGGGCGTCCCAATGAGCTTGATGCTCAAAAAGGACGCCGAATCGCTCGCGATGATCCACGCGATGGTGCTGGCCACTTCGAACGCTTACCGGGCGATGGGCCAGACCGGGGGAGTCCTGGGAGCGGACATGGCGGTCCTGAACCGTTTGGTCAGCACCCAGTACACCGACATGCAGAAGCTCGACCAGGCGTGGCAGACGTTCATTCAGCTCGGGACCGCCGTCGAGACCAACTTCACTACTATGATCCAGCAGATGCGCCAAGTAGACGGAGAGGCCAAGGCCGCTAAGACCAGCTTCACCGGCATATCCAACTCGTCGATCCTGCTCCGCCAGAACTTCGCTACGCTGCTGAACACCACCCAGCAAGTCGTGGCCCAGCTTCGGGATGCCAAGGCTCCCTCGCACGTGCTGGCCCAGGAGATCGGCACCACGCTGCAGGCAGCGGTCAAGGCCGGAGCCCTGCAGAACTCGGTCTACCGCCAGACGATCTACGACATGGCCCGCGAGGCAGGCTACAGCGGCGCGAACAGCATCCAGGCCCTTACCCGCTGGATCAACACCAACGCGACCTCGGTAAAGAACGTCTCCACCCAGACCGACCGGTATGGCCAGTCGCTGAACAAGCTACCCGCGTCGAAGCACACGACGATCACCAGCAACGCCCCGTCGCAGACCACGGCGGTGAACAACTACACCAGCGCCCTGAGCCGCATCCCGGCTAGCAAGAGCACCACGATCTTCCTGAACTACGTGACGCCGCCTCACCACGCATACGGAGGCGTGATCGGTGCCGCAAGCGGGGGGGCACGTGGCGGCGAGGTTCTGGTGGGAGAGCAGGGGCCGGAGCTAGTTCGTTTGCCGACGGGATCTTCGGTTTCCAGCAACGCTGACACCCAGAACCGGATGATGCAGATGGGTGCGATGGCGGGCGGCTCCCACCAGCTTGAGGTCGTCGGCGGCCACAGCGAGTTCGAGCAGTTCATGGCCAAGTTTATCCGGAACTACGTCCGCATCCGGGGCGGCAACGTCCAGCAGGTCCTGGGCTGGGGGTCCAGGTGAGCTTCCCGCAGACCGTCCTGG